CCCGAGCCACTGCCACCGGCAGGATTATACCCATTTGGTTTGTTCTCGGTTTTGAAAAGATGCGGTAAAGATTCTCTTAAAGGTTTAAGTACATCATCAATGCCTATGGGATTACCGTCTTTATCGAAGCTAAACTTATCAAGTCCACCCTGCTTATAGATTAAATAATCAGAGTCCAAAGCCCCTGCTTCCGTAAGTTTTGCCTTTAATGCATAACTCTTAGCAGTATTGGCTGCTTCTGTCTGCATAGTCTTTATTTGCTCTTCATAGTTCTTAATCTTTTCTGTAAGTTCTGTATTATCCCCGGCATTCTTTTTCAGCTCTGCAATAGTGCCTTCAGCTGCTTTAAGTTCCTTTACCTTGTCATTGAATTCTGTTTTAGGTACAGCATTCTTAGGAAATTCCGACTTCACTGCGTTCATGACCGCTGTTACATCAAGCTTTCCATCTTCAACCTTCGCACCTTCAAGAATTGTTTGTAACCATTCCAACATGTTTCTTCTCCTCAATCTTTTTTATTCCGGTCTGTTCCGGTTCTTAGGATTGCCAATTTATTCACTTGGCCGGTGTAGTCGTACAAGCGGTTTTATGCCATGCTTAGGGCAATAAAAAAGCACCCGTTAAGGTGCCTTAAAAGTTATTTTGTTAATTCTTCTATCAATTCCCTGTCTCGTATTTCAAATGTCAATTCATTGCTTATAGGGATATATTAAATTAGAATACCTTTACTCTCTTACCCGTTTTTTCATCTATTTTGTAGAAATAATCCTTTACTATCCCTTTTTCGTATTCGCTGTTATCTGCTGTTGGATACAGCTCATTCAGGTGCTTTCTTACCTCAGTGTCGCCGGCATCAAGCCCTTTAAATTCATGCCTTCTTTTGTCCCACTCTTCATATGTGGTTATCTTCATAAACTCTTCTTTTAAGCTCATAGTATGACTCCTTCCAGTAGTTTCCTCGCTTTATCAGACAACGCCTCTCCTAACATATACTTTCTGAAGGCCTCAGAAATAATCTCAGGCATAACTTCTGTTTTTATCGAGCCATCAAAATTTAATGCCTCTTCCGGTTTTGATACATACAACCTTGACTGATACTCACTTTCAAAGGTGCTTCCACTCAAAACAAATGCATTCCAATCATTTCCTACATTGTCTTGGTAAACTACTTTCATTATATCACTCATTCCAAGTCCCGCAACTAGTGATTCCTTATATTCTTCCACTTTCTTTGGATCCATCATATATCTTTCAATCAAATGTCCATATTCATGGAATATCTCTTCTTTTCCTGCCCCTATACCTACTTTAATTACTTTATTGTCAATATCACAAGCACTTCCATAACATCCGAATTCAAATGTTATGTCTTTAAATGTTTCTTTAACTTTATCAGGTAAGTCACTGATTGCTCTGACTACTGTTCCTTGATCATCTGATTTCTGCCTTCCACTTATGCTTGAACCATTCGCAACCTTAAACTTGTAATCAGGTACATCTATACTAGCAGGCTTTATGGAGTCATCCTTTACAAACTCCTTTTTCCATTCCTCATAGGTCATATCGTCCGGCACATAGTAAGTATCTCCATCCTCATTCCTTGCTGCTCTTTCAGTGTTTTTACTCCACTCGTCATTAAAGTATGGGACAGTGGTTGTACGGCAGTTCACATGGAACGGAGGAGCATTTACCCCGATTTGCCTTTCAGACATTTTAAAAACTTTACCGTCCATGTCTTGGCAAATTTCTGAAGTATGAGAGTCCAAAGTTGCTACAATCTCATATTCTTCTACATCTAATTCTTTAAAGCAATCTTCCTGTGCTCTACTTGCAAATGCGGCAGATTCAGTCATCACAAGCCTTCCTGCTGCTGTCTTTGAAACATCAAGTTTCTTTGACATGGCATTTATTATCTTGCTAGGATCTTTACCAAGAATTATACCTTGAGTAAGAGTCGTGTTTAATTCATTAATCAGCTTTTGCTTATTGCTCCAAACACGGTCCGAAAAGTTTTTGCCGTCAGGTGCCCAAGGTCTATTTAATATTTTATCAACAAGAGTTTGATTAAATGCAGCAAGGGTATATCCTATCCCTGTACCTTTTTGAATCTCAAAAGCAGTGTGTAAATATCCGGCACTGTACACAGCCCTCATAGCTTTATCTATTCCGTCCAGTTGATTTCCAAATACAACTTCAACCTGTTGCTGCAATTGAAGTTTTAAGGCCTCTAGCTTGCTTATATGAGCTCTTGCAGAAGCATTTTCAAGTTGCTTCATCCACTTACCGTCAATAGCATTTTGCTGGCCATACTTAATATACTCATTAACATCCCACTTGAGTTCTGCCAATTCCCCGGATGTTAAAAGCCTTCTTGCTTCCTGCATTGTAATACCGTTATTCACAGCGAATCTTTGATACCACACTGAAATCTGGCTTTCAATCTCTCTTTGCGCTTTTCTATACTGCGCTTCAATCTCTCTATATGTTACAGCTCCCTTGTCATGACAAATCTTTTCTATTTGTTCGAATCTGTCCTTCCAGTAATCAGCTGTCTTCATCCTTCTTCTCCACAACCTTTGCGTTGCCTATAGGCTCTTTATCCTCATTAAAAGGATCATAGTTTATTTCTGTAGCCTCTTTTTCTTCTGCCAGTTTGTCAAGTTCATCCTGTGCATTCTTAACCCAAGGATGATTTCTGACAATGGTTTCGGTACTTATAATACCTGTAGACTGTTGAGCAATCTGTGCAGTCTCCTGGTCATTCTGAACCTTCGTTCTTGCCCATGTTTGCAACACCACATCATCTTTTATCGGAATGTTTAATACTCTGCAGATACACCTTATAAATCGCCCAAACGAAGGCCTGAATTCCGTTTCAAGCAATCCCGACTTTAACTCCAATAGAGCATACAAAAACTGCAGGGCCACACCTGAACTATTCCCAAAGTTTTGAGGATCCGGATCAATACCCATTCCCTGCTCAAATATACACTTGCGTGTTGTAGTTAAAAGCTTTTCTCTTGCATCTACCGGCAAATCAATGGTTAATGTTGAAACACCCGACCCATCTCCTTGCTCATTGTCAACTTTTATAGTCTTATAATACTTTAAGTCTGATAAGAACTCGTTCAAATCAGTACCACCGTAATTTGTCAGTACAAATATTACTTCCTGAATATCTTCAAGGTCATTTACAAATCCACTGAATATCTTGCAATAAACATCAATTAAGGGCTTTATATTCTTTAAGTCGTCTGTATGCACATTGCTGTTGTCGAATGCAAAGAACGGCACTTCTCCCAAATCATGTGAGTATTCGTTTGATGCTTCGCTCATTCCGTTGATTTCTACAAAGAACTTAGGATACGTCTCTAAATTATCCTTTACCGTTCCTCCTGCAAGAACTCTGTATGCTGCACATTCTTTATCATTCCATAACTCATAAACATCAAACTCATTGCCGGTATCGTCTATGTCGTGATAAATTCTTAAAACTCCTAAAAGCTTTCTGTCAAGGGACTTCGACCAAATAGGCTGTATCTGTTCTGAAGGCACTACCGCATACCTATAATTTCCGTCATCTGCAGACTTCCATACATGAATCCACCCTGTTTTTTTGTTGGAAGCCTCAATGCATAAATCCTTGCATACCTTTGGGTATTTATCACTCAAAAAGGCACTCAAGGCCTTATTGGAGCTGTCTGCTCCGATATCAAAAACAGGCGGTTCTGTAAACAGATAAGATGCCTTTTGATTTACAAGTAATCCGTGAAAATTAAAAGGAATACGATTATCCGCATTCCTCATAGGTTGCTCTATATCTCTTGTAACAAGTTCTCCATTTCTGTCTTTTTCAGCTCTTTCCTGCTTCTTTTTAGGTTCAGACAAAATATCAGTCTCATTTTTATAGTATCTTTCCGCCCTCAAAGCCTCAGTTTGATACTTCGCATGAACATCTGCATATGAAAGTATTAGTTTTTTTACAATTTCTAATTCCACAATCAATTTCCTCACTTCATGATAGATAAGCCTGAAGGCTTTCTAATAATCGTATAACCAAAGTATCTTACTGCGTCCATTGCATGGTCAAATACCTTCACGGGTTTATCTTCGCCTCTTTCCGCTGCTTTTTCATCCCAAACATAAGACACAAATTCCTTTAAAGTCATTTCGCACTCTGTACTAATCTTCACATTTAAATCCTGTAGAAGTGAAGCAAAGAATCTAATTCCATCAAGTACATCATTATTGGCTTTTTTCACTCTATACCCCCTCTTCTTTAGCTCTGCAATAAAAGATGCAGCAGACGGATCCACAACAATTCTTTGTAATTTGATACCGTTAAGCCATCCTTCTAAGTCATCTGCATACTCTGTATCAGTTTTTTGTATATCGCTGTCTCTACCCGAATAATAGTACTCTTTAATGCAATACCAAATGCCATCAAAACCTTTTCCCCACAACAGGAAAACTGTAGCATTTTGAGTACCATAGTCACATGATACATAATAACTGTTCGGCTGTACCGGCGGAATCTCTTCGGGCTTCACTGTGTGTTTCTCATGGTCGAACATATCATATATAAGACCTTCAGCCATTACCCAAAGCCCTAAGATATATCTCTTAAAGAAAACTCCAAAATACATGTTCTTATATCTGGCTTTAATACGCTCTGACAAAGACGGATTATCATCCATGGTAAAATGAAGATGTAACAGGTTCTTTTCTAAAATCTTATCAAGCCACTTAACTTTAAACCAATGATAAGGCGAACCGGGGTTGCAGTTAAACCAAAACTTTGAACCGTCAACAGAACAACGACCTGTAGCCTGATTGACAAACGATTCAGGCATCAAGGCAACCTCGTCAAAAAAAGCTCCTGCAGCAGTTATACCCTGCACTAAGTCTTGAGATGCCTCGTCTTTACCACCGAAGACAAAGTAATCATTCTCTCTGCCATTTTTGCTAATAGTTAAATAATTCTCTGAACGGTGGTCCTGTACAAAATATCCCAAAGCTGCAAGCATCTTTTTAAGTGGTCCAATAACATTTCTTCTGCAAGAACCTACCGTCTTACCTGCTATTATGAAATTCTCGCCATCAAAGCATTCCATTGACCAAGCAATATAGGCCATTGACATACTCATTGTCTTTCCAGATCTAATTGCTCCATCAGCTATAATTCCATCATGCTCTTTGATTTTATCGGCAATCCACCATGTCTGAACTTTTAATTGCTTTTTGGACGGGGGGACAAACTTAAAGGGTTTACTTTTTTTAACTGCTTTTTTCATCATCCCACACCTTATCTGCTAATCCCTTCAAGGCATCAACATATGAACTGTCAGTTTCTTCAGGACTACTTGTAACAGTCTTTGCTTTCAATGCCGCAATACGTGCCTTTTGCTCTTGCTTATCAAGCGTGGTTTTATTCTGCCCGAGCAAATCACGGATTTCTTTAAAAGCTGATACGGCATTCTTATTACCCGGATCCGCTGCAATGTCTATCAGCGACTTGATCATCATCTCAGATATATCTCCCGTAATCATGCCCTCAGCAATCTTTCGCAAGTCCGCTTTTCTTCTACGGGCGACTCCTGAAGCTTTACCGCCTTTTCTGCCACTTTCTCTTGCTTCGTCCTCGCTTCGCTCACTAAACGGTATTAAGTTATCCTGCCCATTTGCCACTCACCTCACCTTCCTATCTGTCTAATCCGGCAACAAAAAAGAAGGCTTTCACCTTCATACTCTAAATTTATCTTGATACGACCCGATAGCCACGATATTGTCCTTATCTTTGTCTATCCAGTCAGGTACATTTCCGTAAAATATTATCTTTTTAGGCTTTAGACATTTCTGCATTTTAGTATACCCATCATAAAACAGCTGTGTAGCCTTCTTATTCTTCATACATCCGACACTTGACACGGCCACAGTACCGCCAATAGGTTCTCCATCAAAGCACCATTCATAGCTGTCGTGGTCGCTCCATGCTATGGTGGGTATAACTTTTATCCCTAAGTTCTGCCAGTATGTAGCCAACCAATGTTTACGATAGTGGTTATACATCTGCATTATTTTCGGATAATCCGTATACAGTGAAAAATCAGGACTAAGAACATACTTAAATTTCTTTAAGATATTTATGTACTTGTCCGGTTCTCTCCATACCCTAAAAAACTGATAGTCGTCCAAAAAGAAATGCAGTCCCGTACTTTCAAATTCACCTTTGTAGCTTTTAGCACAATTAAAAGATATCCAATTTCTTACGCTGTCATACCCACAAGGCTCAATAGCCGGGATATCATACTTGCCGACTACATCAGGGTAGAACTTATGCAGATTTTCCATTGTCTTTCTTTCCTGCATATCTATCCCCTACCACTTCTTTTAGCGTACCCCGTAAACCATCTTTCAACTGATTTCGTCAACCTCTTTTGAGCCCTCTCATAAGTTGTTGACGTAATTTCTCTACTTGTAGCTTCCCCATATCCGTTCACAAATGTTTTCTTTTCTGCAGACTCGCTTTTTGCCTGCTTAGACCTTGCCTCTGCATCTGCTTTATATGCCTTGCTTAGCTTTTGAACAACATCATCTCTCTTTGATTTTGTAGCGTAATATTCTTTTCTCGCTTCTCTCGTCATTTGTCCATCTTTATCTGTCTGCCTTACCAAGCTCGCCATTTTATCGCCTAGAGCTTTCTTTTGTGCCTCTAAGCTCTTTATAGAGCCCCCCGCACTTGCTCCGCCTCCAGCACCTGCGCCACCTGCACTCGCTGGACCTCTTCCACCCATAAATATCTCCTTTTATCTTTTCCATAGTTATCCTCCCTTTGCATACAAAAAAGACAGCCAATCTTGACTGTCTTAATTGAAAAAAATAGCTTAGAGGTTCATTACAACGATTTATCCTCAAACTGAGAGCGGTAAAATGTCCAAACCGCTCTCATACCCAAAAGGAGGATTATGAAAAAGTATACTTGCTTTAAACTTTTCACGTATACAGTATATCACGCTTCCAACTTTATTTTCTTCATTTTTATTCACTTTTCTTCACTTTTTCTCACTAAATACTTTATCAAACTCTTTCAGCCCTCTTGCATGCAGATTATGTATTGTGCCTAATGAGTAATGCATGGTCTCAGCTATCATTTCGAATGTCATATCGGATATATATCGCATAGATAGAACTGCTTTATACCTCTCATTATCTAACTTATTTATAAACCCCCTTGCCTCTTCTACTAATTCGACAAGCTTTTTAATATCTGCAGTAATCTCTTTCTCTAGATCCACACTATCCACTATTGCATTCTCTGCTCCACCACCTGTGCCACCTTGCACCTTCTCTGATAAACTCACGCTGACTTTTTCAGCCAATGATATAAGTCTTTCCTTCTCAAGCTCTTTGGCTTTTATAAGGCAATCAAGTGTCTTCAATTGTCTTAGATATTCTTTAGCTGTCATTGTCACTGCTCCCATCAAACACCCCTTTAATTTCATCTTTCAAAATCTCTGCCACTTCCTTTACCGAAGTCACAACATGCGCCCTACCACCTGATCTATTTATCCAGTCAATTGTTTCTCTCTGAATCTTACTGAGTCTCCCAATGAATGGTCGTTTAACCTCAAATCCATAATACTGTCCCCTTATTATACAAGTTATATCAGGAATACCACTTATTGAGTATGGACCGGCTGCTTCTTTCCAAACAGCGGCACTTGGGATATTTTTATTAATCCAGTCCATTATTTGCTTTTGGAAATATGATTCTTTTGGCATGTGCTCTCTGATGTAAACTTCGGCTTCATATATGGTCTTTATTTTGTACCTTTGCATTATATAATCCTTAAGCTCATCATACGAGTTGAACTTTGTATAATCTAATTTGCCACGAGTATGGTACGCTCTGTGTATTGCAATATCAGCAGTTGGATCTTTGTATCCTTCTTTATTTCCCATGTTCTCTCCTCATATTAGTATCATAGTCTTGAAATATTTTACAGTCATAACAACTTTTAGACTTTTCAATACATTCTTTTTTTAATAACACACATGTCCAAGGCAAATACTGGCTATCATCTTCCTTGACTTCTTCTCTAAGCGTTGCCAATGCTTCCATCATACCCATTACCCTACCTCCTCTAAATACTTACTATAAATTTCATTAATTCCGGCTTTAACATCTTCAGTCAGTTCAACCACTTTATCTACATCATATTCCTTAAAGATTAAATCACTACACTGCTTAATAATCCCTTCATCCTTTTTCTTTTCGACAAACCTGCTTATATCTTCAAGACATTTATATCCCCTTTCATCTTTGACAATCAGCAAGTTTTCTATCAGTATCTCATCTATCAGACCATCAGCTATTTGCTTTATTTCATTTTTCAACTCCATGTAAGACTTTTTATACTTCGTCATTAGATCCTCTTTAGGGACATTTAAATCATTCCTCTTGAGTTTCTCCACAAGCCTTTTAAGTTCATCACTCTGATTTTTAAAATCCATTTTACTACTCACTTATTTCCTACTACTCACTTACGAAAAACCTTAGGTGAGTAGTAAAAATGGCTTAACTACGCCGTTTGTAGGCTTACTACTCACCTACTCACCTATTTTTTGATATATACCTTGTTTTTTTAGCAAATTTGGTGACAGGGTGTCACCACTTTCCACTGAAAAATATATTGCTATATAAATGAGTATATAGGTGTTATAGGTGAGTATATAGGTTATAAAGCCTTATTTTAAGCCATTCTTACTACTCACCTGACTACTCACTTTACTACT